TTTCTTTAGCTGCAATTGCTTTCCTAGCAGCTTGGCAAGCAACAGACTTTGCCCTTGATTACAGAGCTGTATTAGGTGCTGTTGTAGCTGCTTCAATGGGAGCTATGAACCCTAATGCAAAAACCAAGATTAAGTAAAGCAGCTGAGCAATTACGCTCCGAAATAAACGCCAAGTATCCTAAGCGTGATAAACGATCAGACGGCTGGATAGGCGACACAGCACACAACGCACGTAAGTCAGACCACAACCCAGATAAAAATGGGTGGGTTCGTGCTATAGATATTGACGCAGACCTTGTTAAAGGCTCATCTAAAGAATCGTGGCTATTAGCCGAGAATATAAAGATGATAGCACTTAAAGGCGACAAAAGACTTAGTTACATTATTCACCAACACCGTATAGCCTCACCACGACAGAATTGGGCTTGGCGTGTCTACAAAGGGTCTAACCCTCACGTATCCCATATGCATATATCCTTTACTAAGGCAGGCGACCTTAACGGAAAGGCATTTGGAATATGAGTAAACCTAAAGCAAAAAAAACTGTTATTGAATTACCAGATGTTATGGCTAGTGAACTTGTACGAATCATTAACACAGCTCACGAAGAAGGCAAACTAATTACAGGTTTTGTTTGTTGTTTGGAAATGTTTGACGGCAAAAAGAAGACAATCAAAATTGCAGCTAATCAAGATATGCCACAACATTCAGTATTTGGCATTATTAACTATGCAGCTGAAAAGTACCAATTTACTGTTGCACCTGACGAAGATGAAGATGATGATTTCTATGATCCAAATTGGTTTGACGGACAATGATAAACGAACTAATTGGCATTATTGGTTTACTTGTTACCATTCTTGTTTTGACCATTAAAGCAACAGCAGAAATTACTAAAATGAAATCTCAATTGTTCCCTAATGGTGGAAGTTCTTTAGCAGATAAAGTGACACGCCTACAGTTAGATGTTGTCAAAATTCGTAGTACTATAGATAGTATTAGTACAGAGTTAGGTAAACCTAAACGAAAGAGGTAACGTATTAAGCGTTACGTAATTATTTCAGATTTGCAATATCCTTTTATTAAAAAACAGTACGTTGAAAGCCTTTTAGATTACATAGCCTACGTTAAACCAGATAAATTACTTTGTGTTGGTGATGAACTTGATTGTCAAACAATATCAACTTATGCACGTGGAACAGCCCTAGAGTTTGAGGGTTCGTTACAAAAGAATATAATTGGGCTGAAAGGCTTGCTCAAAGAATTCCGTAGTGCTATTGGACGCAGTAAGCCTTTCCAAATTCAACGAAGCAATCACACAATACGAATTGAAAAGTACATAAGTCGTCACGCGCCAGCGTTTAGTGTTATTGACGCAATCAAAATAGAAAACCTTTTAGGTTACAACGATAAAGATATTAAAGTTACTTACAACAGATCATTAACAGAAGTTGCTAAAGGCGTAATTATGGGTCACGGCGACGAAGGCAGACTCTATAATCACGCAGGACAAACAGCTCTTGGACTAGCTACAAGAACAGGTAAGAATGTTGTTTGTGGTCACACACATAGACAGGGCATTAGCTCTGCAAGTCACGGCTTTGCTGGAAATCTTTCAACACTTTGGGGTATGGAAGTTGGACACTTGTGCGACCTTAATAGTTCTGGTATGCGTTATATGAAAGAGGGGCACGCTAACTGGCAGGCAGGTTTTGGAATCTTGTACGAGCAAGACGGCATAGTTAAACCTGAGCTAGTGCCCTTTAATAAAGACGGCTCATTTATAGCCGAAGGCGAACTCTGGCGATAACGCCGTTATCAAATTGTTATAATTCAATGCCGTGTTTTGACATAGGTAAGCCTTAACCTTTCTTTAACGAAAGGGGCATTATGGATAAAGTCTGGTATCCAATATCAGAACTATTAACCGACGCATATCACAAAATGTTTTTCTATCACAAAACCCAATGCACTTTCAGGGAATGTGACTGCGAAAACAAGCTACAACAATTGCAAGAATTTCACGGCATATTTATAGGAGTCAACTAAATGGATTATTTAAAGAATTACATAGAAGTTAAAGATCGTATACAAATGTTTTACGACAAATTCCCAGAGGGCACTTTGCATTTTCAATACAAAGGTGTACTGGAATTTAACGGCGAAACCTTTATTTATGGTGAAGCCTTTGCTTATCCTGAACGCGACAAAATGGCTTACGCAAGTGGCTGGGCTTGGGAGCGCGTGCCTGCTAGAGGCTTTGCTAAAGGGGCTGAAATGATGACCTTAGAAACCTCAGCTTGGGGTCGTGCTATTGCAGCTCTTGGTATTGCTGTTACAAAAGGTATTGCTTCTAGAGAGGAAGTACAACGTAACGTGAATCCAGAAAACGACCCTTGGCAGACCCCACCAGATACCGATTTAAGCCAAAATAAGGGCAAAATTAGCCCCGAAACCCCTGCGCCTATATTAGGACAAGGACAAGGCTTAGAAATGGGCTATTTTGGGTCTTATAGAGTTGCTACAGAAAAGCAAATAAACTTCTTGCATTCTTTATGTAAGCGTATCTATACTGACTGGGACAAAGAGAAACTACTGAAATATCTGCAATTCCTAAGTAAGGAACAGGAGTTTTCTAAGCTAGAATTCGCACCATACACAATCGTTAAAAACCAATTAGATCAACAACAACAATTGGCAGATAACCTTAGTGCTTGGTTAAACGCTTCTAGACTTCCGTCAAGCCACGAACAGGCTGAAACGGCAGCTGCAGATTGGAAGACAGACCAATTTTAGAGATACTTTTAATGAACCCATATTTTGATGACATTGAGCTACTACCAAACGATTACCGGAAAATAGCCGTTTGTGAGTCGTCATTGAATCCAAGAGCTGTAAATCGAACAGGCAAGTATAGGGGCTTGTTTCAGTTTGATAACAGATCGTGGCAATGGGTAGGTGGGTCTGGCGACCCAGCACAGGCTTCTGTGTCCGAACAATATAAACGGGCACAGTTGCTTGTATCAAGGCAAGGATTTAATAGAGCGTTTCCACAATGCTCAAAGATTATGGGGGTTAAATAATGGAAACAATTGTGGTATTTGTAGGTGTGTTTCTGGTGTTATTAGCGTTGTTTATGCGACAATAAGACCTAAGAAAGGGGGGCGAATGAAACCACAAGACGTATACCGTCTAGAGCAAGTCTTACGACTTTCCATTTCACAAGACTTACTCAATAGACAAGCAGATTTCCACGATAAACGAGATATGGAAGAAGCAAGAAAGATAGTAGAAAAAAAACACTAAGTCAAGACAGGGGCAACAAATGGAACAAAGATACATAGACGCATTACTATTTGCAGGCGTAATATTAGCTGTGTTTGGTTTGGCTAACTTGTGGGAAGTGGTGAAAAACTATGTTAGAACTAATCGCTAGGTGTGTTAGTTGTGGTGGTTGGACATACGCAGCCTCATATTGCAAGCCTTGTATGCGTAGGATTAAATGATATTTGCTTATGCTGACCCACCATATTTTGGTATGGGCAAAAAAATGTACCAAAAACATCACGACCAAGCATATATATGGGACGACAAAATGACCCACATAGATTTGGTTACAATGATGGATAACGCTTATGATGGTTGGGCTTTAAGTTGTAATCCACGAGATATAAATTGGTTATTACCACAATGCCCTGACAAAACACGTATGGCTGTTTGGGTAAAACCTTATGCACAAATACGACCTGTTATGACTCAATATATGTATGAATGCGTGTTATTCAAAACAAACAAAAAATTAGGTAGTCGCAAACCAATGGTAAAAGATTGGCTAATGACCTCACCAACACGCAAAACAGGTTTACAAGGTGCTAAGCCAGATGAATTTAATAAATGGGTATTAAGTTTGTTAGGTTATGAAAAAGATGATGTAATATTAGATTTGTTTGTAGGAACAAATTCTATGGAAAGAGTTAAATAATGCAAGAACTAATTGTAGGTATGTTTGCTGGTGCGTTTGTAAGTATCGCATCACTAGCTATAGCAATTAAGTTATATCTAAAATAATGGCAACATATATTTGGTGTAAGGGGTGTCATAAAATGATTGCTAAAGAACTTATACACGAGTGTGACAATGAGTAATGTCATATACCTGCATTA